AATCCACACACCTTAGCCACCATCCGGTCATCTTCTTCTGCGGATAATTCACCGCGGATCCATGACCGCCATTCTTTATAGCTGATGGCATCATATCCAAAGGTAACGGTTTTCCCATTGCTAAATTCGAACGTGTTATCCATCTTGCCTCATTTCTTATTGATTAGTGGCTGCCATCAGTCCAGCCGCTGCCATCACCAATGAACGATGCGCTGATTTCAATCACATCGCTATAGGGTTGATTCTTGCTGACGTTCTCGACGTAAACCATATAGTCTTCAAAAGGTTTGCCTGATGCTGTACCTTCTGGTGAAGCGCGCAGCGTACCCTGATAACCAGGTTGTAGCGCGTTGTATACGGCAGAACCACCCGCCTGATAGAGCGCCGTCCAGCTTGCCGAAACATCTTTTCTGTTTTTCAGCCGCTTGATAAATTCATCCGCTCCCGCTGTTTCGTCAACAAAATCAATTGTGCGGTCTGCGTTCCAACTACGGAAATCCGAGTTGAGTGTAGTTGTTCCTGCTGGTGCTTCAGCGCAAATCCATTGCAGTACCAGTGCGGAACCATGTTGTGAAGCCATATTAACTCCTTATCTAACTATCAATAGTTATTCTGTATAAAGCCCCTGCGCGAAAAATTAATGTGTTATCGTCAGGGTGTTCTACAAGGTCGGGAAGTTCTGTCTCCCTGACCATCCAAATCGTGGTGTAATTTTCAAGTGACAAATTATGTCCATTAAGTAAATCATCAACGCGGTTGTCGATTTTATTAGCCTCTGATTGGCTGACCTCACTAAATCCGACCACGCTGTAAAGATATGACCTCATATCTGAGGGGGTTGTGTTATCCGGTGCACCGCCCATTTTAGTAAAACGCACATAAGGGAAACCCGCTTTGTTGGATACGCCTGAAGCGAACACGCTTGCCGAACCGCTTGCTAACATAGCCGTTAAGGTAGCATCTCCGGATAATCTTGAATATAATGCGCCTGGTATCGCTGTGCCTGCAGTTGTCATCTGAATAACTCCAGTTTTAATTGCCGTGCAAACTTAGGTCGCGCGGATTCAAGCGAGGGGATCATAAATGGATTTTGTATCCATGCGCCCGATCTGTAATGATGGAAACCAAGCTCCTGATAAATGCCATAATGAACGCCATCCTGAACAATATAATGTCCCATTCCCTCACGTTTCGTGTTGATGGATTGGCGCAAGGCATAGGTATCATGGGGAGCGATTTGCTTTGCCATCCCCTCAACCAGGAATGCGATTTTAGATACAACATTATCTACCCGTTGGGGTGTTTGTGCAATCAGCATATCAAGCCTGGTTGTGTCTAATTCTGTTCTTTTCACGGCTGCTCCGATAATTCATAAGCATATACTCGCAAACAGGTTGCCTCGCTTTTGGGATGATCCACGGCATCAATAGACAGCGTATAATCATTAACCTCAATACGGTTGTATTCACTTATGGTTGTGTCATGAGGCAAGGTCACCACATAACGGCCATAAATCCGCTCCGATTCACCCACCACCGTATCGCTGTCACTGCTGATCATCGCGTCCACACGGCAAGCCACACTTGCTATTGCTGTTCCCCAAGACTCCGTCCATCCGCCCTGACCATCTGATGTTTTAGTCATTGTCAGGATATTGCAGGTATCCGGCAACGTTTTCTCAATTTCATCCTGCATCCAGGATAAATCAGTATCAGTGAAGAAACTCATTTATGATCACCTCGTATTACTTCAACAGATTGAATGCCAAAATCATCTCCGCCTTGCCGGTAGTAGCTTGCCATTTCAACACAATGTTTTTGATACTGACTAGCTTTGATGGAATGATTATCGGTTGAAAAATCCACTCGACCAGCATAATGACTGGCTTTGAGTGACCATATTTTAGCGATTGCCATATTTAGATTGTGTGCATAACCGGTCAGGAAATAAGCCGAGCCACCGGTATCACTTGCGAAGGTGACGATGCCCTTTGCATAATCTACGCTGTATAATGCCGTTCCGACGGGGTCACCTGCCTGGTCTTCAATCTCAAAGACATCGACCCCTTCTTCAAGGTATCTGTAAGGACAATAGTATTTTTTATAAACTAGCGAACCGCCCTCATATTGAGAAATAGGCTTAATTCCCACACGGTACAAATCCTCACGGTATCGGTCAAGATAAGTTTGAATATGATTGTCAGACCAGTAAGTAACGGTCCCGAGTGTATAATCTTCTTTACCGATTTCGGCCGATTGTCGAATTTCAGTGATATAATCTGCTAATCCTGTTCTAGCTGCCATTAGTCCGTCCTGTATACTCCTGTCCCCTTCTGCGTGTATGGTCCTTGATGCTTCACCGCAGAATAGGGATTGAATACAATCTTAAAATTATGCCTTTTCAACAAATCTGAGAATGCCACATCTTCTGCCTCGTAAAATCCGAGCGATGGATTCCAGCACACTTTATCGAACACATATGACTTTGCCACAATCAGGCCGCCCGTAAGTGAAATATGCTTGCTTGTCTGGTCATAGGGTATCAGCCAGTTCATACCTTCTCTATATATTTTCCAATCCCAGTAGCGTGTGCCGTCTGGATTGCGGATTTTGCATGATGCCACGTCCCAATCATTATACCCAAATTTGTCGAACCCTTGTATAAAGTTCTTATTCAGAATAATGTCATCATCCATAATCACAATTATATCTGCATCGCCTTTAGCGTCTATTAATCCATTCCGCATCGCTCCCAAACGTCCATCCCGTGCCATATCTGGCATTGAGATAAGATTATCTGCACCATAAATACCATTAACATTTCCGCATATCGCGACATTATCCAGGTTAGTTTTGACAGCGTTAATGGATGCCAATACCTCATATAGCGTCTTTTTATCTCTGCCATCTGTGATAATGCCAAAGTACCACTTCATAACCATTGCCTATTGAACCTTTTCGAATACAACCATCGTGTCAACTATGTCAATTTGTTCATATTCATTATCATGCTCTTTTACCTGATCAATAACTCTTGTAACGCCAGGGTGTTTATGATTATAATCATGGAATAAAACATAATCTGGTTCCAGTTTTTTGACATTCAACCAATCTGTCATGCACCCTTCATATCTGTGATCCCCATCTATTAAAACCACCGTTGGCTTTACGTCCTTTGGCAAGGGGAGCGGATTTGAATCTGCAACCAATATATCTACCCTGTTTTCAACGCTGAATTTTCTTAAATTAAGGATGACCTTTGTATAAGATAGTGCTTCATTCTCTACTTCTGGATCTCCGTGTGCCCAATAGCCATCTCGCATAAAGTCAATAGTGTAAACATGACCATCAACATCATTCTCTATTTTTGATAAGGCGGCCAGGATAGCGGTGCCACCCCATAAACAGCCAATTTCAAGATAGTCGCCTTCTTTACCCGCATATTTACTCAATAATTCTGCTTCTGCAGGCCTAATGGCAATTCTACCTATAATCTTGCTATTGATTTGCTCGTATAAATTCACTCTATACCTCTCTCTCCATACATCATTTTACGCCAACGAATGCCATACTTTTTATGAAGAATATCGCACATATTCGTCCCAGCTTTAACTTGTCTTTCGCTTGCCTTCATGTTCATACGATTCATGCTATATCCAATATCTGTAACCTTCTTGACTTTCACCCGTTCATCAATCCATAAGGTGCGCTTTTGTTCACGTGCCTTCCAGCAGGTTTCAAGGTCGATTCCCCAACCATAAATCAGGCGAGGGTCAAAACGCCCAATCTTGTCAAACCAATCCACACGATAAAGACTAGCGATGTTATCAATAAACCAGGTTTCACGGGGTTCGCCTTTACCTCTATCAATCATATGTTGCCAGCTTGTCGTGCTATCCTGTGTCAATGCAGGATGTATACCTACTGCGGATGGGTTATAGCGTAAAAACTCAACCATTGGAGACAATACATCCGTGTCATCAATAAATTCGGCTGAGGTTATCAAGAACCAGTAGGCAAAATAGGGTTCTCCCCTGAAATTTGCTAATGCATCGGCATATGCTAATCCAGTCAGCCAGCCGTTGGTCGTTTGTACATTATGCTTCAATGCAATCGTGGTGTTCTTGGCAGGTGGGACCTTGTCGCTGCCATTGTCGACCAGAATTATGTCATACTCGCAGACCGTATGCGCTTTGATATGTTCTGTAAGGGCATCAGCCCGCTCAGGCATGTTATAGTTGACGATAACGATGGCGACTTTATTCATCGGCTATCCCTAACATTTCCTCAACTTGCTCAATGTATTCCCTGCCATCCCAGGAGTTGTGAACGTAAATCAAATTCCCGCCTTCAACTTCAATACGAGGATTACAGGGGCAGTTCTCAAAAACATGCTCTTTGAGGTCGTCAACCGGCATAACGTGAATATCATTTTCATTCATTGCGTTCTACGATTCCCTTTTCCACTAAGTCCAGGATATGCACCTGACGGCTTGCCACTTCTGCAAGGGCAAGTACAATCGCATCCATGTAAGCATCACTATCTTTAATGGTCAGCCTATTCCGTTCTGCTACCTTATCAGCGATGTCATCAATATAAGTGTATTTACGTGCCATTTATGCCTCCTTATTCTCTAAACTTGCCTCAATATCTGCAAGAACAGGCTTCCAATATTTCTCAGTGATTTTATCAACATCATACTTTAGCGCTTCTTTGCGTGCCTGTTTGCGGTAGTCCTGATTGCCCTTCATGCGGTAAGCCGCTTCATACTGCTCATATATCGCTTCTACACGTGGAATGAATTGATAACCTGCCACGCCCGTCCAGATATGATCAGATTCACTTTTAGGGACCTTCCAGCCACTCATGCAAAGTTCGCTCATGGACGTCCAGTCTCCTACAACGACAGGACAACCCGCCGCCTGCGCTTCTACGATAGGAATGCCAAACCCTTCGCCCAAGCTCACTAGGGTGTGCACATCAAAAGCATTGTAAAGCAAGTTCATCTTGTCCGGCGGCATTCCGACCAGATAATCATAATGGGGTGCGAAAACTACATCCTTGCCAACTACAAGCCCGATATGATTAATATATTCGGGTAAGTTTACGCCGCTGGGGGTTTCCGCCTCAGTGTGAATGTACATTCTTACATCATCGTGCTTATCTTTAAGAATCTTAAAGGCATCCAGCTGCTGTGTGAACGCCTTGCGTGATGGCGCGCCTTTGTTGGCTGCCACCATACCAATCAAAAACACATCATCAGGGATCTGTAATTGCTGCCGTGCTTCCAGTTGTCCGGTTGGCTTGAATACCTTTGTATCGACGCCGTGAGGCACGTAATAGCAATCAAGATCAGCATCGTGGCACATTTGTTCTGCGAACCGGCTAAATACAATCCGTTTATGCGCCTGTTCTACTTTGCGCTGTACAGCAATTGGCAACGGTTCGCTATCTACGGGAAACCAGGGAATCCATTTGATAGGTGGGCGTATCATTTCTGGTACTATTACCCAAGCATCCATCAGCGAAATTACAA